CTTCACCATTTACTATAGCATGGTATTTTAATTGGCATAGAGGAGACCGGCGACACCGTTGGAGATTTTCAATATGTTATAGTTGACGGCGTACACTGGATCCTTGATGGGTAAACGATCACTGAAGATCTTAGCACTGTCGAGACGACTGAAATTTAACGTACCCGTCGGCTGCATCAAGCTTGTCGTAAGACAGAAACAGAATAAGAAAAAGTCGGGAGACGTGACAAAGTTTGTGTGGTAATAGTTCATCACTTCGATAAAGTGTGGACGGGCCCACTTGAAGCCATCGATGTCGACACCGTTGATGGTCACCTTGACCTTGTTGTCATAGGCTGTCAACGCACTATAGTTGCTCGTGTTGGAACTCGCGATGTATTTGACTGGATGATTGAAATGAAGGTCCTGTATCGTTTCGTTGCTCGGAATATTCTTCTGTACCTGGAAGATGAGCATGTCGTGATCACGTGTGGCGAAAGCACCTCGCTCTTCATTGTCGAGATAGTAATAGTTACTGTAGGCTGACCATTGATAATTGGCCGCTTCCGGACCCCAATGAATACGAATTTCGACGTTGTGGTAATTCAACGCCACCAGTGGTAACGCATTCTGAGGACTTTCACAGAAGAAGAATCGAAGAGGGTAAAAATAGGATCGGGCACTGATACCTGGGTGCGTCCCATTGGAACTCTTCGAAACGTTGTTGGCGAAGGTGTCGATGGCAATCTTTTCGGTAAAGATGGAATCCTGTGTATCAATAACCTGTCCACCGATCAAGAGTTCGACATAGTCGATGAGCTTCGTCCAATCTGGGTGATCGAGAGACGCGTTGTTATCATCAATGGTGAAATAGGTGTAGCCGAGAAGATCACCAGTCTTCTCGAAGCGGATGGTTGACATGGAATTACCATTCACAGCACCCTGTATCGTTTGTTTTTCGACGGTCTGTGAAAAGTTGGAGTGTCTTTTAAACGTCGAACTGAAAAAAGATATTTCAGGCTTTCCCATGATATGTTCATCTTGAGCACCGATGGCGATGAGCTTCACTATACCGGATGACATAGTTACAATAAGGAAAGGTTATTTTAAGTTCGACTTTTTGCATACGAAGCGAATGACAAAAAAGTTATTACCTGCGGAACCGGGGTTGGTGATCGTGTTCCCATCCTCATCGAGGATACGGAACGTGAGGCGATCGAGAGTTGGGAGGGGGTACAAATATTGTTGAGCGACGAGATAGTCATCCTTGAAGGAAAGTACTTGATCACCCGAAGTGGCCGAAGAACCACTCACGATACTGGCGAAGGAGTTTCGTAGGATAGAAAGTCCTGGCTGTGAAGACGCGGAAAGGGGTGGATCCTTGGCTGCCCTGTCAGCAAAATTACTGTCGAGTTCTTGGATCGAAACATAACAATGTTCGGTGGTGTACACCGTGTTAATCCGAGCACCCAACAGTCGGGCCTGAACGACGTTCCGAAGTGGTGTGTTGAGGTACGCCGTGAACGTGTTGGCACTCGACTGACCGATCGTATCGACAGTAATGGTGTGGTACTCGTAGTCGAAGTCGGGAACATCTGGGCGTACAGCCGTGACCGTAGTCATTTACAATACGCTTAGATTAAAGATCCACCGATTCCGCCTACGATGGCATAGTTGGCCTGGTCACGAACGAGTTGTTCAGACTTACAGAGACCACCGGGTGTCAGGGACTTGGTGTATGTGCTCCCATCCTTGGTGTGACCAGGGGCACATTCGAGCTTGTGCTCGAGGTCGAAGAGAGAATCTTCATTGATGGGCTTAATCTCGATCGACCTGGGCTGGTAGCAGCTGAGTGCGGTACGACGGATCAGGAATCCGATGGCGACGAGGCTGAGGATGACCAGGATAGTGTTGCGGTTGAACTTCATTTACTAGTATGTAACATTTTTTAATCAAGTGCGTTAAAGATACTGGTTTAGTTTCATCATAGAGAGTAGATGGACGAAGAGATTATCCTCGAACGAGGTGATGCTGAGATTCTTAAACTCGACGAGAATGAGCAGGCGTTGATGGATGAGATCCACATCGCTCCTCCTTCGCGACCAAAACCCAGACCACGACCCATGCATGCGTCAAGGCCTCCCCCTGTTCAGCACCAGGAAGAGATTGACGCCTTCGCGAATCCAAACAAACAGTCGGCTCCTGTTAGACCCCCCGCTGAAGAAATTGACTATGGTGAATATGATGACTTCCAGGAGGAAGAGGTTGGTGAAACATTCACACAAGAAGAAGAACCTTCGAAGGGCTACAACTCGATCGACGAGGAAAAGGCTGATCTTCTGAACAAGTTGGCACGCCTGGAGAAGAAGGGTGTCAACACCAACAAGCGTCTAAACATGTACTCTAGTGTCGATGAAATTCGCACAGAGGTGAAACGTATCACGTATGGTATCGAAGTAGATCAGTCGGTGCGGTTTTCGCGTCGTATGTTGGTAGCTTGTGTGACGGGTCTAGAGTTTCTCAATAAACGCTACAATCCCTTCGAGATTCAGCTCGAAGGTTGGTCAGAATCCGTGATGGAGTCGGTTGAGGATTACGATACCGTCTTTGAAGAACTCTACGTGAAGTACAGGAACAAGGTGAACGTCGCCCCCGAGGTGAAGTTGATCATGATGTTGGGTGGTTCCGCGATGATGTTCCACTTGACGAACAGCATGTTTAAGGCTGCCATTCCCAACATGAACGACGTCTTGAAGCAGAACCCCGACCTGGTCAAGAACATGATGTCCGCGGTCCAGAACACAGCGTCCCAGGCCCAGCAGCCCACACAGGATTCTGGTGATGGCCCCTACGAGATGAAGGGGCCGGGTGTGGACATTTCCAGTCTGATGGGTGGTATCATGATGCCACCTCCCCCACCCATGAACACGAAACCCCTGGAGTCTGTCAGGGAAGATCCACCCATGATGGCCGATGATGACAATGTTTCGGACATCATTTCGATCTCAGGAGAATCCACGGGTGGTGAAGTGAAGGAGGTGAATGTCGCTGGAAGCTCTGGTCGTAAGAGAAGGAAGAAGAAGACTGAAATTAATCTTTAGGTATAATATAAATGATAGGCTACTGTCCAATCGAGGAGGAGCCTGTCGCTCCCCCACCCAGACCAAGGAAGGTCGTGGTGCCCCAGACGAAACCAGGGACTGTGGAAGATACAGAGTGTAACTATGTCGTTATGTTTTTCATCGTGGGTGTATTGACACTCGCATTGATGGATACGTTGGAATAATTGTAATTCGTTTTTGCCACGAGTATGTAATATTCGCGGGAAAAAAGAAATGTTTACTTAACCTTTTCGGAAAGTTCCTTGACTGCCTCAATCAAGAGACCAATGAGACCATGATAAGAGACGGCATAATAGCCATCATCCCCTGTATGTACGGTTTCTGGGAGAATCTTTAAAACTTCCTGTGCGATAACACCGACCGAAGGTTTATCATTTATCGTGTAGATACACCCTGAGATCTGTTTAACCTTTTCGAGTGCGTTCGGAATGTGGGTGATATCCGTCTTAAAACGTCTATCCGAAGGGATGATGAAATCGGATGCCCTTAGTTCACTACTGAAAGACCCAGACGTACCAGATAGAAAACTACCAAGGGTTGTCGTATTAGCAACCTGTAAAGTCCCCCCGAAGGATCCGTTACCATCCGAACTTATAGATGCTTTTGTGTTACTACCATTCTTTATAATAAATGAGTTATTGAGTTCCGTGCCCTCAAGAACCTTTAAAGTCCCCCCGAAGGATGCGTTACCATCCGAACTTATAGATGCTTTTGTGGTAGTATTCTTCTTTATAATAAATGAGTTATTGAGTTCCGTGCCCTCAAGAACCTTTAAAGTCCCCCCGAAGGATGCGTTACCACCCAAACTTATAGATGCTTTTGTGGTAGTACCCTCCTTTATAATAAATGAGCTATTGAGTTCCGTGCCACCAGCAACCTTTAAAGTCCCCCCGAAGGATCCGTCACCTGTCCCTGTTATAGGACCACCCGAACTTACACTCGATCTAAAATATGCCTCACCACCCCGTGTTATAGATGCATTAAGATCACCCTCATTCCTTATATAAATACCCCCCTGTACAGTTACAGTTTCTCCATCATTACCTGGGTTTATGGTTACCTTTCCACCAGGCACAGCACCATTCTTAATCGTCAGTGTATTATCCACATCTAGAGTGTTGTTAATCTGCATCTCACCGGCGAAGGAAGACTGACCTAGATTGTTGATGGTTACATTTGAAGTTGAACCATCCACCATCCG